TCGTGTCGATGACCCCTGGCAGGTCTATGAGTTCGTCGACGAGGCGATCAACAATCCCGATGACGTCGATGGCCTGATCATCGATACCGCCACCTTCATGATGGATATGTTCGAGAGCCAGTATGTGCTCGGGACCGCTGACACCATGAAGGGCTGGAGCAATTATGCCCAGTTCTGGAAGCGCCTGATCCAGCAGAAGCTGGTCCAGTTTGGCAAGCCCGTCATCATCCTGGCTCACGTCCTCGAACAGTATGACGAGAGCTCGCTGTCGATGAAGCGTTCCGTGCCCATCAAGGGCTCCCTGAAGAACCAGGGACTGGAAGCCTATTTCTCGACCGTCGTCGAGGCGACCAAGATCCCCCTGAAGGATCTCAAGGACGCCGACCCCGATCTGCTCACCGTCACCGAAGACGATGAGGATCTCGGCTTCAAGCACGTTTTCCAGACGCGCCTGACCAAGGAATCGATCGGCACTCGTATCCGTTCGCCCATGGGCATGTTCAGTCGGAAGCAGACCTACATGGACAACGATGCCCAGCTGCTCCTGGATCACCTGCACAGGTTCTACGACGAGTAACCCCATTCCCTCTCAACGGGGCGCAAATCCGTCGAGGGGATCAGGTTGGCAGACCCTGTAAAAAACTGCCAGCAACCGCTTTCAAGAGACGAAAAACACACGAAAAATATCTCGAAAAAAGCATCAAAAACCCAGAATGAAAGCCCAAAAAATGAATGCACTCTTTGGAAGCCTGACCACCGAAGGTCTGGAAGAAGCAACCGATCGCCTGGGCGGCTTCAGCCCCCTGGCCAGCGACATCTACACCGGCCCCATCAAGCTGGTTTATGCCATCTCCAGCTCGGGCGGTGCCCAGGGTGTCGTGGTCAACCTCGACCTCGGCGGCCGTGAATACCGCGAGACGGTCTACATGACCACCCGCGACGGCAATAACTACTATGTCACGAAGAATGACAAGAAGGCTCCGCTGCCCGGCTTTATCACCATCAACGACCTGTGCCTCTGCGCCACTGGCATCCCCCTGTCGGAACAGCCGACCGAGGAAAAGGCTGTCATGATCTATGACGCCGAACTGAAGAAGGATGTCCCGACCAAGGTCCCGGTCCTGATCGATCTGATCGGCAAGACCGTCAGCGTGGCGATCCTCAACGTGCTCGAAAACAAGAGCGAGAAGGACGCCAGCGGTGCCTATGTCGAGACGGCCGAGACCCGCGAGGTCAACACGATCGACAAGGTGTTCAACACCGAGACGATGATGACCGTCCCCGAAGCGACCGCTGGTGCCGAGGAAGGCACCTTCCACACTGCCTGGCTCGAGAAGAACAAGGGCAAGCAGAAGGACAACCGCAAGGTCAAGGACGGTGCTGGTGCTGCTCAGTCGGGCCGTCCCGGTCAGCCGCCCCAGCAGGGCGGTGCCAAGCCTGCCAGCAAGAGCCTCTTCGGCAACAAGAAAGCCGCCTGAGGAGGCCTGAGCCATGAAGATCCCCGTGCTTGGCATGGACCCCAGTATGCGAAACTGGGGCCTCGCTCCTTCCGAGTTAGACCTCAGCACGGGGGTCCTCGACACCCCCCGGCTCACCTTGGTTGCACCCAAGGATGAGAAGGGGAAGCAGGTGAGGAAGAACTCCAAGGATCTCCACCTCACGCAACAGCTGGCATCGGTCGTTATCGCTGAGGCACGCAAGGCGAAGGTTGTCTTCGTCGAAGTGCCCGTCGGATCTCAATCCGCAAGAGCGATGGCCAGCTACGGCATGTGCGTGGGGATCCTGGGAGCTATCGTCTCGGAAGGCATTCCCCTGGTCGAGGTGACCCCCAGCGAGTGCAAGCAAGCCCTCGCCGAAAATAAGCTCGCCAGCAAAGAGCTCATGATCGCCAAGGCGATGGAGTTCTATCCCGACGCCAACTGGCCCCTTCACCGGGGGCAGGTGGCACAGAAAGCTGAACACCTCGCAGACGCCATCGCAGCGATCCATGCAGGTGTGAACACCCCCATGTTCCGCAACCTCATGCGGATTTTCGAAGGACTTTGAAATGCAGGTTATCCTGATCCAGTCGGAGATCGAAGACGCTCTCCGCTTCTACCTCAACAGCCGCGGTCTCGTCGTCGAAGGCAAGGCCGTGACGATCGAAATGAAGGCCACCCGTGGTGACCAGGGCTTCACGGCCGAGCTGTCCATCACGGATGAGCCCATCGCCGCTCCTGCACCGGCTCCGACCCGTCGCAATGCCGGTGTCGCTGCCAAGGTGACCGCTGCTCGCACTGCTCCGGCTGCCAACACGGAGACCGAAGAAGCACCGGCAACTGAACCCGAAGCTGACGAACCGCCGTTCGCCACGGAAGAAACCCAAGCTGGTTCGACAACCGACACCGAGGTCGAAGCTGCACCGGCCAAGCCGTCGATCTTCGCCAACCTGAAGAAGCCGACTAACAACCCGGATGTCGCTGCGGCGTAACCCTGGGTCAATGAAAACAGAACACTGGCTGTCAATCGCAGTCATCCTGGTGGTCGGGGCGTATGTCGTCCCGGCCATCATTTCCGCCCTCCCAACCGTGCTGATGATCGTCGGAGCATTCGTGATCGTCAGGTGGATCCTGAAGCTCTTCTCGCCTTCGACCGAGGAATGAGCCCACCCATTTCCAGAACCAAGGAGCGCATGATGCGTCGTCCCACGAAATTCAGTCTCGAAATCGCGAAATTCATTCGCAGCAATCCGGAAACCTGCGTCCGTGACCTAAAGGCTCACCTGGGCTGGGACCAGTATGGCGCGCTGCACGCCATTATCGACCGCCTGGCAGCGAGCCACTTGGTCAAAAAGACTAAAGCCGTTCCGCCAACCTTCGGCCGAGCCCACACTCTGTCCTGGGTCGGCACCGAAGAACAATTCTCGTTCCTCCCTGTGGTCTACAGCGTCGAGGATCTCCCTGCTGTTACCAAGGCTCCCGTTGACGAGCCCGCTATCCAAGAAACCCCTGCTGAGCAGCCGACCGACGACGACGAGCTTGCTCGTCTTCGGGAGTTCCGCGAACGGGCGATCGAGCTTCACCCTGAATTGGCTCTGATCGGAGTTGACCCGGTGCTGGTGGAAGCACGCCAGGAAGTTGCTGCCATCATGGATAGCAATCTGACCGCTGCTGTCATGCGTGGACAGTTCGACCATAGCCCCATCATGAAGCTCTCGATCCTGCACATCAACCGCCGCAGACGCCGAGAAGCCCAAGCAGCTTGACCTCTGGCTCCTGAACCCCCACGAGGAGCCAGGGTGTGGGGGACCGAAAGTGCGACCCCGGTCCCCCACATTCCTTTGATCACAGCACGCTGCCCAGCGGATGCAGCTGAGGCGCCCTCAGGGCCATCTCAAGGCCGATAGAGAAGCCAGCCCTGCCGTCACCCGTCACAGCCACCATATTGTCCGTCAGCGGGCTTCCCACGTCACCCAGGAAGCCAGGAGCAGGCAGGTTCATCGCAATCAGTGCGTGGACCGGATTGTTCCTCACGATCGACAGAGCCGTCTTGGTCGATCGGATCTTGAAGTTCCAGAACCATGCCAACCCGAGTTGCTCCACCGCACCACGGGTACGCCCGGGCAGCCGGTCATAATTGACGTATTCCTCGTTGATCATGGCCAGTGCTGCTTCGGGCGTTTTCTTTTGCCTGCCCACCAGATCCTCGTAGAGGATCGCCTTGGCCAGGAAGTCCCCGTATTCAACCGTCTTCTGCAGCCCCTTGAACAGCGCCGTGTCCCGAGCAATCAGACCGTATTTGGCCATGGTCCGCACACTAGCAGGCAGCTTGTCAGCCAGTCGATCGATATATTCGCTGATGCGGCCCTCGCTAAGCTTCAGATCGTCCTGCGAAAGCATGCCGTCAGAGATCGAACTAAGCTCGCCGGCATCGATCAGAGGCCAGATGCTCAGGAACTTGTAGCTGTCCTTGAGTGCCTGGATCTCCGCTTCCAGCTTGAGAGCTGCACGGACATTGGTTCCCACTGCCTTAAGCTCGGCTTCGGCCTCGATCTCCCGGCTCTTGCGCTTGAGGTAATCGTTCACCTCCGAGACCTTGCGGGGCATGCCCTTGCCGATCGAACCAATGGGAACACCACGGGACATGAGCTGGTAGATGTTCCAGGTCAGGTTCGCAGCAGGCACGAACATCGACTTGACCACGATGATCACCCTAAGGTCGGTCATCACGTTCTGGATCGTTTTCTCGGCCGTCACCAGCTTGCGATACCCATCCATGCCGAACACCGAGATCGTGGTGTTCTTGATCATCTCCAGGATCTTGGGGTCCAGACGGCTGTTGCCGGTCCAGGCATCCCGGATAGAGGCATCACGATAGCCCATCGAGTCATTGAGCAGATCCTTGCGGATCATGAACTGCTCGCCGAAGACCTTCACGATGTCCTGGATCACATAGCCGGGCAGGCTCTGGAAGATGTCTTCCAGCACAGGATCGTCCTTGCGAACCTTGGGATCGAACAGGTTGACGAACTGGGTCTTCTGCTGCTCTGCGCTGGCCTTCTCCCACATCTGGTGCATGCGTTCGATCAGCGTCTGGTTCACATAGCGACCTTCACGCTCTTCGACCTGACGCCCACGCCATTGACCCATCGCATTGGCCAGGTGGTTCTCCTGACCCATCTGCCCCATGATCTCGGGATTGGTGCTGCGCTCATAGCCCATGATCATGCCGTCCTTGTCGAACATCGGGATCAGGGGCTCCACAGCATTTTCCTGGTGCCGGTTGCGCCAGATCCGAGCCACAGTCTTGGGCTCTGCAATGGCACCTGCAGCCGATCGATCATGGCTCAGGCCCGTCATCAGATCCACACCACCAACCGTCTGCTGGACAGTCTGCATGATGCCCTGCTGATAGTTGGCACGGGTCGACACCGGCACCATGAAATAGGCCGAGGTTCCCGATCGGCGATCGAGGTTCGAACCATGGTAGACCCCGATCATCTTGAAGCTCTGCTGACGCAGATCGGCATAGTTGTCGGTCTTGCGGACAACGATCGTCATCTCGCCATCCTTGGCGTTCGGCAGATACCCCTTGAAGTGGTTGAACTTGGCGTTCCCGACTGCCCGGCGAAGCTCGAACTTCCGCAGAGCTGCCAGGTATTCCGTGGTGAACGACAGGCCGTCGGCTTCGCCCTGAGCCAGCTTGGCCAGGCTGTCCTTCGTGTCCTGGTTCAGACCCTGGAGGGCGTAGAGCGACACCAGGGCATCGACCATCTGCTCGGTGGTTGCCGTCGGAGCATATTTCGTCGTCCGGTTCTCACCCAGCAGAGCTGCGATCGCCAAGGCATTACGAAGCAGATTTGTGCCAGGCTTGCCCGTGTTCATGAACTCGGCCAGCTGCACCGACTTGCGCTGCAGCGTGTTGAAGTCCTGAGGATGAGCAGCTTTCAGATCGGCTTCGAGGCGGCTCATCTCCTGAGCCAGGACACCAGGATCAGCCAGCATCGACAGGATCTGGGCCATGGTGAACCGCATACGAAGAGCGGCCACGTCAGTCTGACCGATGCCCTTGTGGAGATCGGCCCATTCCTGCTTGCTCAGCTCTCTCGAGAACTGCTTGGCAATGATCTTCGGCAGATCCTCGCGGTAATGCTGACGGCTCTTGGTCACCCAGCTGCGAACCCGCTTGATCATGTCGTAGATCGGGGCATTGCTCTCGGTGCGGCCGATCATGTCGTTGACCAGATCGGTCAGCGGCTTGGGAAGGTCAGCAGCAAACACGCTCTCGATCCAGTTTTCCCCGAGCTTGTTGGCATAGTCCCGATTGGCGATGCCACCCATGGCACTGATGGCCTCACCAGCGACCTTGGTCCACCGGTTGGTGGCGTTCTCGGCGATTTTCTGACCACCGAGGAATGCCCGCTCCGACATGAACTCGATCGAGCTCGCCACGAAATCGTTGACGGTATCGACCACTCCACCAGCCTTGCCGGCCACCACAGAGATGAAGCTTTGGCGCTCTGCCGCGGTCTTCAGCACCTGCTCGGTCAGGCTGTCCACGACAGCACCCACCGTCTTGTCCGAGCGCTTCTGCCCCGACAAGTAGCGGCCGAGCCAGTCCATCACATTGTTTCCGGCATTCTCGATCCGGTTGTCGAGAGTGCCATCGGTGTTCCGGACATCCGCGGGAAGAGGCATCTTGGCCAGGACCTTGCGGAACTCCTCGTTGGTCAGAGCCAGGCCCATGAACACAGGCAGCAGCGAAGACCGGTTGAGCTGGTCGAACTGCGTCCCATAGTTGCCCAGGACGAAGTTGTATTTCTCGTTGGCCAGCGTGCTGTCGGTGGTGTTCTCCTCATTCGGATTGGCCAGGAAATCGCTGATGCTCAGCGTCTTGGTCACATAGTTGAACAGCTCCGAAGCCTTCGACAGCGCATTGCCGTCGAGCTGGATGGCAGATGCCATGGTGCTAACTACCAGCTGGAAGGTGCTCTTCTCCTGCATGTTCATCGAGAAGCCAGCACCCACGGCACCAGTCAGAGCCTGGTCAGCCAGCACAGTAAGGTTGCTCACCTGGTTCTGTGCATTCTGCTGGGCAGCTTCACCCTCGTCGACCATCATTCCACGGACGTAGCTGAACACCTTGTCCTGCAGGATCTCGTTGATCCGGCTGAGGCGAGGCGACTTTCCATAGGCTTCGCTGTGGTAGAGTGCCGTCTCGTCGAACAGATCGAACGCATCCTTCTGGGTCACAGCGAGGATCGCCGTGTTGAAGCGCAGGTTGCTGAGCATGTCACCCAGCACCGGCACCTGGCGCTTGCCGAACATGAGCTGCTTGATGCCATCGATGACGTCACGCAGCATTCGGACCAGGGGATTCGCCTCGGTCTTGTCCAGTTGTTCTGCCAGCTCCTGGTTCGCCAGACCCCAGGCCATGAACTCATTGAGAGCTGCAGCCTTGTTGCCCTCGGCGAGGGCCTGCTTCATGGCATTGCGTGCGTTCACATAGGCACGCTGCACCTGCTCGCTGGCCTGGGACAGGTCGAGCGAGAGGAACTGCTTGGCCAGTACTTCGAGACGCTCGATCGCACGGACCTTCTCCACGGCACGGGGACCCAGATCCTGCCCAGCATAATGGGCAGCCAGCGTGTTGTAGGTGGCAGCATGGATCATCTCGTGGACGATCGTTTCGGCCGTCGGGTTGACTAACAGGATCACCTTCGAGTTGGGCAGGGTGACGCCATTGACCGTCTCGGCGCCGGGGTTGTCCAGCACACTCTGGTTCATGCCATTCTGGTTGAGCCAGGAACGAAGCTGAGCATCCGATCCAGCCACGATCTGGTAGCCCTGCTCGATGAGCGAAGCGACCTGATCGCCGAGAACATTCAGCTGCCAGCCTGTGCCGCTCAGCTTCTCGACCAACGACTTCAGAGCCTGGGGCAGGACCACACGGGCACCCGAAGGATGCTCGGTCGAAAGATCGATCACGGCTTCAGGCACGGTGGCCTTGGCAAGGGTCTCTGCCCGCTCTTCGAGCTTGGCCAGCTCCTGATTGTAGAGATCGTTGAGAACCTGCTCGATCTGCTCGTTGCTCATACCTTCGAGCGAGATCTTGCCCCCGGTAACGTGAGGCGATGCAGCACCGGCCATCTGGTCCACACGGAAGTCCACCTGGGCCAGAGCATTCTGGCGGGCTTCCATCTGCATGGCTCCCCGCTGAAGCGAAGCATTCAGGACCTTGAGCAGACGCTCCAGCTCGGCAACGGGGGTTTCCTTCGCGTTTGTGCCGCCAGTCAGGGCATAGCGAATGTCCCCGATTTCCTGGTAGGTCTTGCCCTTCAGAGAATAGGCCGGCAGGAACTGCGTGAAGGTGTCAGCCACACTCTGCAGGGGATTGCGCTGCCAGGCCTGGGCCACAGCTGCGTTGATCCGCTTGCTGTATTCCTCGATCATGTCGATCGGCATGTTCAGACCGTCGAACACGCCCAGGGTCTTGCCCGGACCTGCCTTGGATCCAGCAAAGTTCTGCATCATCATGCCATCGCCCGAACCGATGACGAGCGAAGGCATGCCCCGGACACCAGCGTTTGCCGGGTTCTCCAGGAAGGCGGGCGTCGACATCTTGCCCGACAGCAGCTGCGAGAACGGATTGCTGTCCTCATCAGCACGCTGCGAGTTGGCGATGTAGAAGTTCTGCTCCCCGGTGGAGAGGATCGGAACCAGATGAGCCAGGGAGTCGAAGATCTCATCGAGCTCTTGCTGCGACAGGAACTCCGAGCTCTTTGCTCCCTTGGCTTCCAGACGCTTCTTCACTTCGGCAGCAAACGCATACTGAAGGGCGATCGACTGCACCTGTGTGGCCATCCGGACATCGGTCAGGGTGTCCACCACCGTCTTGCCGACGGTTGCCGTGATAGCAGCCTGCAGCTGAGGCACGATGTATTCCGCCATCCGGCTCTTGAGCCGGGTATAGGCGTCCCTCGTGATCGAGAGGCTGATCGGGTCCTTGAACTTCAGACCGGTCAGGTCCTTGAGCAGGCCCTCGAAATACTCGAACTTCACCTCATGGTTCGGATCGTTGGGGAACAGCGCTTCCGACACCGAGATGTTGGGGTTTGCATCGCCCCTCAGAGCCATCTCGGTCATCTTCTCGTGGATCGCATCCACGAGCACGGTGGCCAGCTTGTCGGCCATGCCGTTGGCACCTGAACCATAGAGGGTGATCGTCAGCGGGTTCTTCGTCACACCACGATCGAAGGACACCTCGAATGTGCCATCCTCGAATTGGGTGTAGGTGACGTCATCGCCCATGAAGAGATCCATGAACGCCAGCAGGCCTTCCAGCTCTTTGCGCTCGACTTCCGTCTCGGGCAGCACGCTCTTCAGCAGCTGGGTCAGCTTCTTGCTGGCTCGGGCATAGAGGTCACCCCCATTGCTGCCATAGGCTTCGTTCATCGAGGCTGCACCGTCGAACAGCACACCACCACGACGAACATCGGCAATCCAGTCTGCCGTGAACGAACCAGGATTGAACAGCATCAGAGCGTTGATCGGGCCGTTGGTCACACCATCGGCTTCGAGATACAGCGAGGTGCTGAAGCTCTTGCGTTCTTCCTGGCTCATTGCGTCGAACCGGGCATATTCCATCAGAGCATGCACGGCAGCCGGGTTGAGCTTTCCGCCCAGCTCGCTCTGCAGTGTCTGAACCAGCTCTTCCGAGATCGGTCCCTTGTTCTGCAGCCAGACTTTCAGGCCTGCGATCGAGCGAGCATACTTGCTCTCGAGATCACTCTTGGCCTGGTCGATGCTGTCCTGGCTCGACTGACGCTCCAGCTTTATGCCGATGTGCTGAGCCATGGCCAGCATGAAGCCCCGATAAGCCTTGCTCGACACGTCCGACAGATCGCTCGTCGATGTGGTGGGCAGGAAGACCTCACGCATCAGCTTGTTGTTCTGCGGCGTGGTGCCACCAAGCATCTGCTCACGGTTCATCGAGTTGAAGCTGTATTCGAAATGCGCCGGGACTTCCTCGATCGGAATGCCCTTGGCTTCGGCATATGCCTGCATTTCACGGGCGAGCTTCTCGATCTGCTGCATGCCGAGCTGCACTGTCTGGTTACGCCCTTCCAAGGTCCGGCGATGCTCTGCATTGATCGGCAGACCGTCGATACGACCACCACCGAACAGCGTGTTCAGCAGGTCACCTGCGTTCCGATAGAACTCCAGCATGCTGGTGTTCACGAAGAAGGGCACAGCCTGACGAGCACGAATGGCGGCCTTCTGCTCCCTGGTGAGCTTCGCCTTCGAGTTGTTGACCTGGGTCTGTGCGATGTTCTTCGGCGGAGTGCCGACGAAGTTCACCGTGTCAGGCTTCCGCATGACCATGCGCTCGATCAAATCGGGAATGCCCGTCTCCGGCAGCACATTCTCAGCCGGATAGTAGATCTCTACCGTCCGTTCCTTGGCAGTCTTGCTGCTAGGGATCACCTTGTTGAGCGGGAACTCACGCACCAGCAGACCGCCATCGACCATCGTATCGATGATCTCCTTGGCCAGCGCTTCGGCGATGCCGTCAGTATAAGCCTTCGGCGCATCCTTGCGGGTGTCCAGACCCCAGTATTTGCGGATCATCTGGGCCAGTGAACGGGAAGCCTCGACACGAGTGATGCCGAGGTTGAACTCCCGTGCAATCGCTTCCCTGGTGCCATCGAGCTCGGGCCTGGAATTGGCTTCCTGGCTCGACATGCCCAACAGACCGGGAACGTCACGGCCCTCTTTGCGCTTGCCGTAGTTGTTCGTCTGCTGGATCCACTGCAGAGCAGCCAGCACACCCATGCCAACAAGCTCACGGTTCAGAGTGAACTTACCGTCGTTCTCCTCGACCAGGTTGAGGATGCGGCCCGTCACGTATTCGTTGTAGGGCTTCTTGCCCTGCCGCCAGAAGCTCTTGCGGGGAGCGGTTTCTTTCTGCGAGTGAGGCGCATCGAGGAACTTCTGGATCCGGCCATTCAGCGATCGGATGATGCCACTGGCGTTCTTCTCGATGAAGGCCTCATACATCGAGATCTCTTGGGGCGTCAGGTTCGCCTCAGGGGCGTTGTCGCCCAGATAATCCTCAAGGCTGCCGTTGAGCATGTCGAGCACCGATCGGATCGGGTTGCCCTCATAGCTCCACAGCTTGATCGTTTCCGCCTTCTTCAGGCCGAATGCCCTCGAGAACCAGTTGGTGATCTTCGATCCTGCAGCATGGCCGACCAGCTTGGGGAAGCGGGTCTTCACCGTCTCGGCAGGCTCGGCAACCGACGGGGCAGGGACCACCTCGGCAGGTTCGACCGCAGGCTCAGCTTCCGGGATCTTCGCATCCAGAGCTTCAGCAATGATGCCAGAGACCTCAGCAGCGGTCACAGGAGCCTCGTCAGGCACGATTTCAGCTTCCTGGGTCTCCACGGGTTGGCTCTCGGGAGCAGGGGTCTCCTGGGCTTCCTGAGGCGATTCCTCGACCTGCACAGGTTCGGGTTCAACGACCTCTTCCACGACAGTCTCAGGATCGGGGGTGACAGCTTCTGTCACTGGCTCCTCAACCACCGGGATTTCTTCGATAGCCGGCTGAGCTTCCAGCTCTGCCTCAGCTGCTTCCTGGGCAGCGAGCTGACGTGCTTCGTCACGGCCTTCGTACCAGGCCACCTTCTGCTCGGTGGAATACTCGGCAGGAGGAGCAGTGTCCTTCTTGCTGGCAGCAGCGACTGCGCCCTTGGCCCGTGCCTGTTCGACATCAGCCTGAAGCTGGACCTGCTGCTGCTGCTGTTGGGCGACAGGAGCCTGGGCCTGGACGGGTTGGACATTGGTCGGTGTCTGGGGGACATTAGAAGCAGCAGCACCACGAGGATTGCGTGCAACCACCTCAGCGACGGGACCGCTCAGACCAGGATCCAGAGCAACCGGAACCACGGGGGCAATTCCCAGATCCGGGAATGCCTGTGCGATCTGGTTTGCCACGCTGGCAATGACCTCGGCTTCCTTACCGACAGTTTGAGCCAGGCCGACCGAAGCAGGGTTCCACGGCCGAACGTCGAACGGCTTGCTCGATTCCACCATCTTGCGGCTGCCATCGGGTTCATACTGGCTCGACAGAGCCATGAAGCGATCTCCTCTGCCCTGACCACCACGGGCAAAGTGGGCATTGGCTGCAGCCACCTTGTTCTGGAAATGCTGGGCGAACTGCATCAACTCCTGAAGGTGAGCCTTGGCCACGTCGATCGACCCGGCCTTGTAGGCCTGGATGATCCGGCGAGCATGGCCGGCAAGGGACGGCAGCCGCACACCACCGATCGCATCGGGAATATCGGTCAGAGCCTGACCAGTCACCATGTTGACGTTGGTCTTGATGCCCTGTTCTGCCTGGGCTGCGAGCAGCTGGCGTTCCGCCTGAACCAGTGCAGATGCAGAGAGCAGCTGAGCCTGCTGCACCGGGGTCAGCTGGATTGTGCCATTCTCGGCATGCTTCAGCAGGACCTCATTGGTCTCGATGTCCGACTTTTCAGGGGTATGCTCAGCAACAGCCAGCGCAGTCTTGATCCGCTCCTGGCTCTCGGGAGTAGTAGGATCTTCGTTGGCACGAAGGATCGCTGCACCCTTTTCGACAGCAGCACCCAAAGCCGTCTTTGCCAACTCATACGCACGCTTGATGCCGGGGTTATCGAGAAGGTTGACCAGACCTGCTTCCAGACCGCGGACAGTGGTATCGATCTCACTCTCTGGAGTGATCTCGTCCAGGCTTTCCATGGGCTTGTGCTGGGTCAGACCTTCGACCTGCGACTTCATGTCGGCGAGATACCGGGCAGCCGTGATCTGGTCGGCACTGCCTTCCTCTGCCTGGTTTACCACCTGGGCCAGAGCCTCCATCGCTTCGAAGCGATTGGTTGATCCTGCGACAGCAGTTCGAACCAGTTCAGGAGCAGTCTCGTCGATCTCGGCAATATCGAACGAGGCGGTCTTGGCCAGTTCCATCACATCGTCGACGGCCTGGTCAGGTGCACCTTCAGAGCGCAGAGTCTCCACAACCCGCTCGCCCATCGAACGGACAGTCTCGATCGCACCGGAGAGCATGCTCTTGGTGTTCTCAGCCGAAGATGGAGAGGCGTTCTCTTCCTCCTCGATGATCTTCTGAGCACGCTCTTTGATGGCCTGGTAGAACGAAGTCCCTTCGACCTTGGAGACAGCTGCGTTGACACCACGCATGGTCTTGCTGGCGACCGCCATAGCTCCAGTGGAAGCAGCGCTCACACCGGCCTTGGCTGCACCAGCGGCGGTTCCTGCTGCAAGGCTGGGAGAGCCGACCACAGCACCGGTGCCGAAACCTGCGATCATTCCACGGGCAGCAGCATCGCCGACGCCTTCGAACAGATCCCGATCACGATCGACAGCCTGGCCCAGTGCATAGTTCTGAGCCAGGGTTCCGGTTGCTCCCTGAACGCCTTCCTCAATTGTCTCCTTGACGGTGTTCGTTCCGAAGGCAAGGGCAGGGGCCTTCAGCGGATTCATTTCAAATCGAGCCACCAGCAGACCGGTCACCGCTGCGATCGGAGTCTGGGTGGCAGCAGCCAACTCACCGGCCTGGGTTGCCAGCTCAGCTTTCTGCTTTTCCGACATGTCGGGGTAGCGCTCGTTCAGGATTTCGTATGCTTCCAGGGTCGTTCCCTGAAATGCACTGCCGCCTTCCTGTGCGCCGATCGAAGCTGCCATGTTAGCAGTGGCGAGACGAGAAGCTGCCTTTTCGGAGAGCTGGAAACCGGGAGCCACACGGGAGGACACAGCACCAGCAAGCTTGGCAGCACCTCGGGCCAGCACACCAGCACCAGCCATCGAGCCGACACCCTCGGCGACAGCATCACCAAGGACAGTCGGATTGGCGAGAACACGAGCACCGACATCGCGGAACTCACGCAGGATCTGGTTGACCTTGGCTCCACCTTCGCCGGATTGGCGTTCCTGCTCGTAGAGCTGGTCGGTGTCACGCTTGGCCTGACGGATCTCTGCCTCGGTGTTCTCTTTCTCGCCCTGCAGAGCATCGGTCTGCTTGCTGGTGAGGAAGTCATTCACAGACTGCGAGAACTGTGCAGCACGAAGGCCGATTGCAGCCGCATCATCAGCACCGACGGCCTTGGCTCCCAGATTGACGCCCAGAGCTCCGAGGCCGAGGAGACCAGCACCACCCTTGGCCACAGCCAGACCCAGATCCGAGGCGATCTCCCCAGCCGAACGACGCATAACCTGAGGTGCCCGGTAACGAGCACCAGCGTCAACGCGGGCTGAGATGATGCTGCCAGCCTGGTTGCCGTACTTCGCTTCGAGTTCACCCGGCGACAGGTTGCGGAAATCCTGCTGGGTCTCGTTGGCACTGGCTCCACCGGTGTCCGCCATGTCGCCAGCGAACTCGTCGTAGGCGCCCTCAGGCGAGCTGATCTGTGCGAGTTCCTGCTGCTTCTGGGCAGACGATCGAGCGACCTGTGATTGTTTGATGCCTCTGACCGTTTGGGGGCGTACCCCGTAAATTTCGAGGTACTGGTTCATCAAATCGGTCGGATTGGTCATCTGGGTTTCCCTTTTGGGATTATGTTTTGTGGCCCCTATAAGGGGGCGAGAGTCAGTAGGGCAACCCCGATATTCCGGGACTGCCCTACCATTTTATTTCGAGTTCAGTGTGAACCAGTCTCCCAGGCTGAAGATGCTCCTGGGCTCAGCCTTTGGCTTTGCGGGAGGAGCTTTTGCCGTGGTCTTCTTGGGAGGAGTCCCCTTCGGTGGCTCTCCCCGAGACTTCCGCTCCCGTTCGAGCAGCGGCTCTTCTGCCTGTTTCCATGCGGCATAGGCCGCATTCTTCTGCATGATGATTTGGGGCAGCAGACTGGCTCGACCAGCACGGCCAGCAGCAATATCCCGTCTGATCGCGTTTTCCTGCTGCGCGAGCTCTTGGTACTCTGCCTGGGCCTGTGCAACGCTTTGCGCTTCGGCCATCCGGCGTTCATTGTCGTTGACGATGAAGGCCTGGTCACCCTGCAGTGCAGCCTTGACCTTGGTGCTGACCTTGCCCTGGTCCAGACGCCAACCACCCGACAGAGCCGGATTGTCGCTGCCGAGACCCCAGGAGTCGAGGAACTTCTGGACAGAGCCAGACGTGTCAGGCGTCATGCTCTCGATCACGATCTGGCCTGCCTGAGTCCGATTGAGCCTGGGCTTCTTGTCCGGTCCACGGGAAGCATCGACCATGCGATCGATGATGACCATCAGCTCTTTTGGTTTGGAGCCAGGGATCTGCTTGGAGATCGCCTGAGCAACCGTGATCGTGGGGGCGTTCTTGCCAATCCCATTCGCCCAAGACTGGACATCCAGATCGGTTGAGCTGCTGTCTGCACCACGCTTAGCCATGCGCTCGGCTTCTTGCGGGGACAGGGCACCACCAGCGGTGAAGTCGTGACCGGACTCCTTCTGGGCGATGATGACCTTGGCCTGTTCCCAAGGCAGCTTACGAACCTGCTCAGCCTCAGCAAGCGAGAGTGAAACCCACCGGCCTTTGAGAGCCTTAGCACTGCCGTTACTGGCCTCGAATATCGCCTGCCCAAGCTCATCCTGAACCTGTGGCGTCCACTCCTTGTTCTTCCACCCAGCTTTGCCATAAAGCTGCTGACCGAAATCCTGAATCGTTTCTTGCGTGATCTGGAAGATGCCCATGGCACTGGAACTCGCACCAGCACGGTTCACCTGCTTGCCGAAAGCAACTGCGTCTCCCAGCGTCTTTACGCTGGCAGGAACGGTATCAAAGCCAACTGCACGAGCTTCATAATTCATGATGCCCGAGCGGTCTTTGCCGCTACCACCACCAGGAGCAACACCACCGCCGACACCTGCACCACCACCGACGCCCATTCCGCTGAAGAGCGAGGTGCCCAGAGCAGCATCGACACGAGCACGCACTGCTGCACGCACCGTCGGGTTTGCACCAGCAGAAGCCTGCTCAACCAGAGCCAGGATGTTCGCGCCAGGACCTGCCTGTGAAAGCACAGCCTCTGCGATCGCATCAGCAGCCTTGCCGCTTTCCCGGTCCTCACGGCTCCAACTCTGGTTCTCGGCCTGGAACTTCTGATCCTGTCGCTGACCGGTGATATCGACACCACTCTTTGCAAACCCGAGCACGTTTTTGCCAGCTTCGCTGAGCTCTGAACCACGAAGGCCAGTGACAGCAGCTAGGCCAGCCATGGCTTCATTTTCCTTGCCTGCCAGAGCCAGGTTGAACAATCCAGGCAGCCTCTCTCCGAGCACCTTGTCACGCTCAGCAGCACCCTGCTTTTCACTGAAGTTCCAGCGGCTCTGTTTCAGGTCTTCGGCACCAGCTTCCAGGCTCTGCCGGGTGCGATCCTGACCCAGGAGCGTGTTGGTCCAGTTGCCGGCCATGGCCAGGCTCTGGGCATTCAGCCGGCGAGGGTCAAAGCCCAGGGTCGGATCTGCAGCCAAGGCTTCGGAGAACTTGCCGCTGTCCTGCTGACCCAGCAGGGCAGTCTGGAATGCAGCGTTCATACGCTCCGACTGCTTGGCGTCGAACTCGTTGAAGCCAGCCTTTGCAGTGGCCAGGCCCTGATTGAAATTGTTGGTGGCAGCCGAGATCGCAGCCAAGCTGGTCGAGAGATCAGGAGCTGCAATGTTACGCCATGTGGGTCCGGGCATCGGGGAGTTCCTCTCTTATCAGCCGCGGCCGAACTTCAGATCCTTGGGGGTGTAGCTGTCGGCCCAGGCTTTACCGTCGGCTTCCGATCGGCCTTCGGTGAATGCACGAGTGCGGCCGATGTCTTGAAGACTTCGTGCCGTGTCGAGACGCTGAGCGTCATAGTTGGCCTGGGTGGTCTGCTCTGCCAGCTTCTGGTTCCGCTTGGCGAGGCTGAGCTGCTTGGATCCCATCCAGAGGTTGCTGAGCAGGCCGAGACCCGAAATCACCATATTGGCTTTATCGGTGAAGGTGGGCTTTCCCCAGCTTGCTCCGATGCCGCCAGCGTTCGGCATACCAGCAATTGCCGGGGTCATCGCCGCCGAAGCAAGGTTTGCCCCCATATTGGGGTCGAGCACGATATTGCCCGCAAGCGAGGAGCCAGACAGGGGAACGCCACCCGTCCCACCAAAGCCACGGAGCGAGTCAGCGAGGGTAGGGCCACCCATGAAGTCCTCACCCATCGGCAGAGGCCGATAAGAGCGAAGACCGAAGGGCGTGTTGTTCATTTCAGACATGGATGGTCTCCACATTCAGCTCATGCGTCGAGCGAAAGTTCAGTGCTGAGGGTGATGTCGGCGAAGTTGGACAGCATCTCTAGAGAGAGATCGGCGATGTCGCTTCCCGTCATGAGAGTCCGTCCAAGGAAGGAACCAGGGCTCTCGATAAATGGGCTGCCCACGTTGGTGAATGTCGTGGGGTCAATGACACCTCTATCAGATCCCACCATCTCTTCATAGAGAGCAGACAGCTTTTCCGCTTCGCCCTTGTACTCGTCGAGCATCTCCTGGGTCTCAGCGGCAATGTCCGCTATCGAGGCCTCCACGAAACCGGAATATGCGTTGCCGGCAGCACTGGCGAGCTTGAGCAGATTCTCCGCCCTGGCCATGCTTCCAAAGTTGATCGCAAAGTTACCGGTGCTCGCCATGTTGGTGAGCCCGTTGATCGCGACCAGCGAGGCAAGGACCCCGACGATCGCGCCGATCTTCGCCCCGAAAGCTGCAGTCGCTCCCTTGGTGATAACGCTCGTGATGATCATGGCTGCAATGGCGTTGGCCACTGCTCCGACAATGATCGCAGCCATGCCGGTCAAGCCGATCGCTGTGCCTACTGCAAGGTTGGAGCCAAGAGCACCAACGGCACCTGCCGAGAAGCCTCCGGTGAAATAGATCGTGGCAATGACAGCGACGATCAGGACGATCTTGAACAGACCGGTCTGATACCATTTCTTCTTCACCACCTTGTAGGAGTTGAGCACCAGATGGATGCACGCAGTCGACATCTGCGTTGCCTCGATCAGGCTCATCTCAGTGAAGGTGGAATACTGGAGCGGCACGATGAACCCTGAAGGGTCTTCGTCGGTGATCGCCTCGGTTGCCGTGGTCTCCACATCCTTGCCCCGGTACACGAAGTTGTTGTGAACCAGGCCCTCGATGTGCAGAGCACGCCAGCTATCGACACCGGTCTGCCACCAGAGAACGACATAATCATCCTTCTGGCTCGACTTCTTGGTGATGACCTGGCCGTCTTGCCCGAACAGATTGAAGCGGTATCCGCTTCGCACTTCCCACCACAGATCGCCGGGTTTGGCGTCCGGCTTGCCCAGGCCTGTGCCCTTCTGCTCGGTGATCGCACGCCATCCGATGTCGATGTCGAAATCAATATCCGCGGGAGCTTCATGCCGGATCTGGACACCATTCCAGGGCGGCACCGGAGGCCTCGGGTAGCTCGGCTGCTTGGTTCCCTGGAGCAGGTCACCAGGACGCACAAATCCCTGCTCGTCACGCCAGTCCACCCAAGCCTGGGCCTGCTGCTCGTAGAGCTCCTGCTTGGACTTCCAGAGCTGGTAATACTGAGAATCCGTGGCCTGGTTCGGCATGTGCTTGAAGAAGAACTGGTAGAGGTATCGCAGCCCGGCATTCTCCTTTGTGTTCAGCGACACCCCGAAGATGACGTGGGCATAGTCGATGTCGTCGAGGTTCTCGTTGTCCTTGAGCTTGTCGATCAGGCTATCGAGATGCTCTCCGGTTGCCTTTTTGTAGCAGCGCTTGGCATCGTAATAGAGCTCGGCCCGGTTCTCCTCGGAGACGAACCGGTTGTTTAGACGGACAGGGATCACCGGATACCAGTCGCTCAGGGGAGCAGCTGTCTCCGAGATCATGATGTCGAGTGTCGGCTGACCAGACAGGTATTTGTAGATCCAGATCCTGCCCTGATGCAGGTTCCGAGAACCATAGACCACGTAGAGGTAGAGTGCGTTTCGGTCGAAGCCCTGAGGGGCGAACGTGATCGACGTGCCATCGGCCCGGTAGATCGTGATCTCGTTATAATTGTTGTCGATATCCGCTTGCCAGTTGGTCTCGAAGATGGCTGGCTCATAGTCCAGGATCCACTGCTCCGCCCACCAGGTGTAATCGGCCACACCGGTCTTCACTACCCGGATGTCAGCGATCGTACTCCACTCCACCGGGATACGCTGCTTGACGGCGTTGTAATCGATCCGGAATGAGCTGCGTCCCCTGGACTGGGGCATACCCACCAGCTTGTAGTTCCGCTGTGCCCATTTGAACAGCGAACGCAGCTTCATGCCTGGTCCCTTGCCATAGGCTGACGCCAGGGCCTGGGACATGGAGATATTGCGTGGTGTCAGGATGTTCCCGATCACCACGCTCTTCAGGAAATTCGGCCGATCCTTCTCGTCACCAGCCAGGTTGTAGGCCACCGACGAGACATAGATCTTGGTTCCGCCAAGCAGGCCCATTACGGCACGAAGCCGTTCTTGATCTTGAGCGCAGAGAGCACCTGATCGAGGCTGGCATTGGTGAAGCCCTGGGGAGCCAGGAGACCTTCATCGATCGTCTTCTGGGT